TAAATTCATCATTTAAATCATCAACTTCTCCCTGAAGGACTTTTATTTCCTTTTGAGCTTGTCTTATTCCCTCGTTAGTTGCTTCAAACGCTCCAGCAGGGCCCATACCTAACTTTTTCCTAAGAGCATCAACTTGTTTGGTTAATTTTTGTATATCATCTCCTAAACTCAAAATTCAAATATTTTATTATAAATATTAAAGAAATTAGCTTTTAGTCCGTTTTGTTGAATAAGATGGTTTACTAGTATTGCTCTTAGACATAAAATCAGGGGCTTGTACCATGCCATCAGAACCAATAACTGTAGATGTACCTTTACCTCCTGCTTGTGCTTTTTTCATTTCGGCTGCTTCTTTTTCATAGTGTTCATTCATTTTAGTAAAAATAAAATTTCGCAACCATATAGGCATATTGTATATAGTGTGGAAGTCATAACCTCCTTTTCCATGGAATACTATCTCATGGATTTGATTAAATAGAGAGTATCTATACCTCTGCGTCAGGCCAAAAAAAGTTAAGATTAATAGGTATAGTAATGTCCTCCTCGCCACTACTAGTATCTATTGTAACATCTAAATTGACGTCGGGTTGTGTATCTGCAATATGTTTTCTTAAAGCTCTAGAATCCATAGCTAGTAAATAAGTATCAACAAATTCTCTTATTGTTTTTTTATCTTCTTCTCCATCTACAGATACTATCATATATTTTAATCTTGTTGATAGTTCTCGGCTTTCTTTTTTATTTACCTTTTTTAATCCTCTGATTTCAGCTGAGATTTTTTTCTCATCATTTGCAGTTAAGATTTTATATTCAATTTCTGTTTTTGAATTAGGAAGTGTAAATGAAAATCTATTTTCACCTTTTGTTATAGAGCTTTCATCAAATTCTTTATTATCTATAACACTTAAATCTACTTCTATTTCTTCTCCTTTGTATTCAAATTTATAATCTTTACCATATCCTAAAACTCTAGCAGCTATAAGTAATGCGTTTTTATCGCCAGTAATTAGATCATTATAGTTTATATCGGATACTATAAGTGATTGCAGTAACTTGTCTAATACTGTGCCTGCTTCAATATATGATTGGTTGGTTAGAATATCTTCCTCCTTAGCAGTCATATACTTCATTTCTACTTTTCCACTTGATAAAGTATTGTCTTCAGGATAAATAAGACCTTTTGATGGTAGGTCTATTGTTTCGGTTGGAAACTTGTGTTTCTTATTTTCCATATCTTTTATTTATGATAACTTTAATTATAATAATACATATTGAATATAAAAAAAAGCTTGACGTAAGCCAAGCTATTTTTAAAAAATATTTAATATTTGTTTTAGAAGTTTAGTACAGCGTAATCCATTGATATAGTCATAGCAATAGTTTGAGCTTCAGCACCTGTATCCCAATTAAATCCTTTAAATGCTGCATCTACTATAAATGCTCCTTTAATTACCCATTCTGATACTACATCACCTACTGGGCCTAATACATTAATAGTTAAATCTTTCTTATAGAAATCAGAATAACCATCTCTACCTGTTACAGATTCGTGATGTAATCTTACCCACTCCATTACTGCTTGAGCACCTGATGGTGTAATTGGATCATAAAGAGTCATACTTAAATTGTCCCATACTGATTTCCCCTTAACTTTTCTTTCAACATTAATGTGATTTAAAGTTACTACTTCTTGTGTTATTTTCACTTCTCCTATTTCTTTTATCATGTATGAAGGAATTCCATCTACATACATAATAAACCTATTTGCCTGTTTTGGTTCAAATGCTGTGAAAAATATTTCGTTGGGATTAATTACTGCCATTTTGTTTTATATTTTTATTCTATTATAAATATCTAATTTTTCAATTTTTATGCCGGGAAAGTAGCTCCTGTTGGTAAAATGTTGAAATCTAAATATATAAACTCAGCTGTTTTAGTTGGCTGAACATATATTTGTCCAATTAGTTCATTTCTATCAATAACATCTGGTGTGTTGTTGCTATCATCCATTACTACTTTAAAGGCAAATAAACCTTGTCTTTGTTGTACACTTTCTAGATATGGGTTAACTTGTCCTAAGAAATTATTTCTTGTAGCTGCTGTATTTTGTTCAAATACTAAATTATCTGCTACTTGTGAAATGAAATTTTTAAGTGCTATTAATAATCTTCTAACATTTACTCTATCTAAAGCACTAGCTTGAGTTTGTAATGTTTTCTGACCAAATACTACTACTCCTCTTCCTGGGAATGTAGCTAATGGATTAACTTTACCTACATATAAAGTATCTCTATTAGATTGTGTTAATTTTCTTTCAGCTTGTCTTACTGTACCTAATCCACCTCTATTAATACCTGCAGGTGCAAACCATGCTTCTGCTGTTGCATCATTTGATGCATATACTCCTGGTATTAAAGTTGAAGCTGGAACCCATACTAATTGTCCTGTACTTGGATCAGTAACTTGACACCAAGGCCAATATGCAGCTGCATATGATGAATCTATATCTTTTGCTCCAGCAACAGCATTTGCTATTGTTTTTCCATAAGGTAATAAATCTATTACTGCGATTGCATCTCCTCTACTAGAAACAACACTATTTAATTGGTTTATCTCTGTAGTATGTTCGCTTGAATTTAATCCTGGTACTGAGATAACATTATATCTAAAATCATCTTTATTTCCTAATAAATTTATTGCATCTGTATAATCATCACCAACTAATCCTTGAGTATTTACTCCTATATTATCATACATTTCATTTGCTGTTGTAGCATCAATAGTACCTGTAGCTCCTTCAAATGCTCCTGCTTGTGCTAATGGAATAGAATCTACATATTTAGCTTTTGCAATTCCATCATTATCAAAATAGTTTGGAGTTTTTGCTATTACACTTTTTACTCTTACATATCTTGAAGAATTAGAGAAATTACCTGTTATTTGTAAATATGGTTCTGAAGTAGAACTATCTCTTAATGTAGTTGTTTGATCACCTAATACTCTAGCTATATATCCCGATGATTTTGGATCTAATGATAATCCTGTATAAGTTTCTAATACTCTTTTAGATTTAGTATTATCATCTCCTCTTCTAATTAATAATGAGAATGTACCTGATCCTGTATCTGGGTTTGTAATTTCGTATCTTAAATTTTGAGAAGTACCATTTGCTAAAGCTCCTTTAACTGATTCAGAACCTGAACTATTCATTATTGCTCCTTGTGATAAGGTTTCTAATTCAAAAGCAACTTGATCCGTTATGTTTGCATCTACTAGTTTAACTACTAAATCAGTACCTGTACCCCCTAAATCTCCAGATGTAACTGTAATTGTATCTCCTACACTATACCCAGTTCCAGATCCTGTTGATACTACTGCTGTAGTTAAAGTATTAAGATCTTGAGTTTCTAATGCAATTACAGTATCATCTCCTCCTGGTAGTAAAGCTCCTAATGATTGGGATGGAATTGTAAATGACTCAGCTGTATATCCTGTTCCTGTTTCTAAAACGACTGCTGTAGTTACAGTACCTGTTGCATCTACTGTAACAGTAGCTTCTGCTCCTGTCCCTGATGAACCAGTTAATCCAACAGGATAACTTCCTACTGAACCTGTTCCTGCAACTGCCACCAACATATCAGCACCAACTAAAGGAGAAGTTCCTTTAACTCTAGTAATATTTAATTTTGTTCCACTACCTGCTGATGAATTTCCTACATCATTAAAAGTACCTGCAGTACCATCAGATGGTTGACTAATAATAGAAGCAAATAAATTTGTTCCTTCTGGAATATTACCTGATTCGTTATTATTTAAAATTGGTGTACTTGTAGCTGGTGAAAATGAACCAGAAACAACTCTAGTTACTAATAATGTATTACCTCCCCCTTGGAAGTAATTAAATGCTGATATACTTGTGAAGTATGAATACTCATCATCTCCTATTTCTATTTCACCTCCAAAAGTAGCTAAGTACTCAGAGTAACTTGTAATCAGAGTAGGTCTCATAACAGGTCCTAATACTGTTGGACCTATAATAGCTGCTCCAGCTTGAACTGGACGTGATGTAATTTGGGATTCATCTTGCTCTCTCGCTAATACCCCTGGGGAAATTAATGTTTCTGCCATTGTGTGTTATTTTTATGATAAATATGTCAAAATTTTTTAAAAGTCTATTTC